CTGAAGATGAACGCATTGGTTTTCCTATTGGTCTATTATCTTTTTTCTTAGCTTTTTTCTTTTCATCTAATACATTAGTAATAGCTTCATCTATTCTTTTTATTTCAGCCACTGAAATTTCTCCTTTTTCTAGATAAGGAAGTATATCTTTATAAGGTACGTATTTAATTCCATCAAATGTTTTAATTTTACCTGCTATAGATTTTCTTTCATCTTTACCTCTAGTAGTTGTTTTATCAGCATCATCTAATTTAAATAATTCATCTCCTAATCCTAGTTTAGCAATTATAAAACCCATAACAGCTGCTGGAGGAAACCCAATAGCAGCTAAAACAGCACCACTAATTTTAAAAAGATCTTTTAATTGTGTTTTTAAAAATTCATTTTTTTCTTTACCAATAGTTTCACCTTTCATATATCGAGCTACTATTTTCATAGCTTCTCTGGTTTCACCCGCTTCTTCAACTGCAGTTTTTACAAGTGTATTAACTTTACCTTGTAAATTATCTATACCTTTAGATATCATAGGTCCAATAACTGGTATTTTTTCTATTTTATCTTCCCATTTATCTACAAAATCATTAATTTTATTTTCATTTAATGATTCTCTCATTTCCATATTGTCTATCTCATCACGAACCCATTCTTTTTCATTTGAACCTAATTGGTCATAATCCATTCCAAATTCCATATTTGCAACATCATCATATATGTCCATTTGTTCATTTAACTCAATAGGAAAATCTAAAGGCACTTTTTTACCTTCAAACATACCAAAATGACCTAAATCAGTTTCAGTTAGTAAACCTAAATCATCTTCATTAGTAAATTCTAAAATACCTCTACTATATAATGATCTTGCTTCTGCAAATAAATCAAAGTAAGCACGTGAACCAGCACGATATAAATGCTCAGTAAGTGGTTTATTAGTGTCTATATGGTGCTTTAAACCTTCAGACAATATAGTCGCTGGAGCTTTGCTCTCATTAAGTACTAACATTGTACTTTCAGTTTCACACGTATTACATCCACATTTTTTACACATAATTATATTATTATTTGTCCCCTAGATTTTGGATTTGTACCTAATCTAGACTTAGCCATTTTACCACCAGGTTTATTAGTAAATATTAAAGGCATTGTTACTCCATTAACAGTTTGTAAAGAATCAGTAAAGAAATAATCACCTGATCTTTTCTTTATATGCATAAATATTTTATCATACTTATCTGCAAACGTTTCTAATGGAATTAAATCACCATTTGTTATAATTTTATTACCCTCAACTTCATATGAAACTTCCATAGGTCCAATATAATAACCATCAACTGGTCCTCCCATAGCTTCATTACCTCTTAACATATCATCAATTAAATCTACAGGAACAGGTCTATTTACATCTCTCATATAGGTTGTTTTATATAAGTTAGTATCATAAGTAATTTCATCATTAGCATCAAATATTTCTTTATAATATTCATATGCATCTTGATAAAAATCAGCTACGAAATTTGCTAATTTATCATTAATTTGAGTGATACCTGTTAATCCTCCTCCCGCAATACTTGGGGTAACTATTCCTTTTGCTGACAATAAATAAGGATCTAATCCTTTATTTCTTATTAATCTTAAATCAGCATAAGCTTCTGCTCTTGGTGGGTCTGGTTGTTTTTCAGCTTTAATAATATTAGCTATTTCAAAACCATTTTTTCCAACTAATGTTTTTACTCCTTCAACACTATTAATAGCATCAATTAATCCACGTTCTTGACGTTCTGATGTTTGGGCTTTACTACCTCCCGTTCCTCCTAATTCTTTTGTTTTTTTAATTTGTTTTAATGAATATTCATTACCTTCATTATCAACAAAAAATTTAAAATTATTTATGCTTCTTCCTCCAACATCTCTAAGTGCATCTACTTTTTGATTAGTAAATAAATCTTCATAAGAAGGATCATTAAAAGACAATACAACTTCTTTTTCACCATCTTGTAGAGTAAATGGGGTTTTTTCTCTAATTTTATCTGCTATAGTAGTCATTCTAACTAATTTTCTAGATTCACCTGCTATATCATTAAAATTTAATGATTTTTCAGAAATAATATCTTCAAACATTTCAAATAACATAACTTTATCCTGATCATTATTCATGTCAGGGTATCCTTTAGGAAATTTATATGCTACTTTATTTAAATATTTAGTTATTGGATCCATTACACATCTATATCAACGTTATCATCTACTTCAACATCAACATCTTCTCCACCACCACTATCAGCTTCACTACCTTCGGCTGCTTCACCTGATGCAGTTCCATATCTTAATATACGAGCAATTGCTTCAGTAGCTCTTTCTTCTTCAGGTAAATTTAATAAATAATATTTTTTACCTTCAACTTGAGCTATCCAACTTGTTCTTGAGTATATTAAATAAAAATCTTGATCGTTTTTTAAATTAATTCTAAACGTAGTTGGTTTTGGAGCTACCCAATCTATAGATGCAACAAAATTGTCAAACTCATGTGTTAATAAGTCAACAATTACTGCTTTTAATTCTGGGAATTTTGTAAGTTCGTCGTATTCAACTGCAGCTGCTTCAGCTTGCTTTTTATTACCAACAACAGTTGGGACAAGCAATCTTATCTTTTCCCTTAGTTCTGCTTTGGTCATATTATTTTCTTAGTTGTTTAAGAACGGTCTCAGCCATTCTTTTCTTTTGTGCTGCCGTTGGACCTGATCCACCGCCTTTTCTTTTAATATTAGCTATATATCCAGCTATATTAGCTGCATCTTTTTTAGTTTTACCTTTTTGTTTATCAATTTTTTTAGCTAATGAAGCAAATGATTCATTGGTTTCATCCTCAGACATTCTTTTCTTTTGTTTAGCTGTAGGTCCTGATCCTCCACCTTTTCTTTTAATATTAGCTATTTTACCTGCAATTTTACCAGCGTATTCTTTATCTACACCTTTTTGCTTATCTAATTTTTTAGCTAGTGAACTAAATGATTCATTAGTTTCATCTTCATCTAATGCAAATCCTATTTCAGCATCTTTGTCTGGTCTATCAACTGTTACATTATCAATGTTATCTGAGTCAATTTCATCACCACCTGAACCAACAAATCTTTCTGGGTCACCAGGCATTTGTTCTGCAACAGCCATTTCTTGCTTAAATTTAGCAAATAATTCTTTAGCTTTATCACCAGATATTTTAGCTTCATCAGCTGCTTTTTCTAATGCATCTAAAGCATTTGATAGTTTACCACCTTTTTTAAATAAGTCTTCAGCTAAACCATCACCAACACCACTTGTATTTGCATCTTCAACTTTTTCAAAATCAATTTCTGATGATTTTAATTTTTTAGCTATTTTCTCTGCTATAGATGATTTTATTTCTTTCATGTCTTTATTTTTATTTAAGTTTTCTTCAAATGCTCCCGATGCTGCTCTTTGGTGAACTGCTTCATCGCCTACTTCATTTGGTGTATATAAATTGGGTGTAAATCCTGTATCGTCATCTGTACCTAATTGTCCAATTGCTTCTTTAACTTCTTGACCTGTTAATTCTTTATATTTAGCAGCTAAACTAATTTCTTCACCTCCTTTATCTAATACAGTAACAACATTAGCTTGAGGTAATTTTGCTAGTTCTAAAGCAATTTTTGGACTCTTTTTAACTATACCTGCATATACCTTAGTAGACTGTTCTGGTGTTTTAGGTTTTTCAATTTCCTTACCATCTGCATCCTTTGCTTTTGTTACTAGTAAATTTTGAATAACACCTCTGTATGCTGTTGGTAATTTAGATCTAATAGGATCTAATATTTTTTTCATTACTGAGCTTTCACCAGGTTTAACTGTAGATGCTATTGCTTTTCCTATTTTTTTTAAAAAGTTTTCTTCTAAAGAAGCATCATCTACTATTGCATCAATTGCTGGTTCTTTAAGTTCAAATTCAAGGTATTCTTGAGCCCCAACTATGGCTTCTTTTGCCTTAAATATTTTACTTTGCCACCATGATGGAAAATCTACCTCACCTGCACCATCAAATTGATCTAGTACTTTGTATAAATCCATAGATGCTTTACCAATCTGATATAAATCACCTTTAATCATACCTGGTTCATTATCTTCATGTCCTAAATCTAAATCTTCGTCTACATTATCAAACATTCTTTTTCTTTCAGATTCTCTTTCATCTTCATCTTCAATAGATTTAATATATTCTTTAGCTTTTCTATCCTCATTAATGTCATAATCTCTCATTATAGCACTTAAATATAATCTAGCATCATCAGTAGACATAGCATAAATTAAATTTTCTAAGGTTGTTGAAGTACCTAAAGCATCAATTAATTTACTAGCCATATCTTGAACTTCATCATCTCTAGTTTCATTAACTTTATCTTTTTCTATTGATTTTTCAATAGCTTTTCCTCTTGCTTCTTCATAATCAGATAATTTACCATCTTTATCTAAATCAGCTTTTTTAGGATTTTTTAAAGCATCTTTAATTAATTCAGTGATTTTAGGTATTCTTGTATTTTCGATTTTTTTAATTTCATCAGTTTTACCTTTAGCTATATTAGTGGCACGTCCGTACATTACTGCTTCAGCATCTTTACCATATTTTTTTACAAGGTCACGTTTGTTACCTTTCATTTTCATGATAATGTCTTCTCTTTTCTTAAGTTCGTCTTTAGACAGTTTACGTTCGTTTATCGCCATTTTATTTTGCTTTATCTTCTGCTACAGATGCTTTTCTGTATTCAGTTACAAGTTTTTTAATTTCACCTAATGCTTTTCTTGCACGACCATGAGCAGCTTTGGATTTACCTCCATGCTCATCTTTAAATGTTTCAAACAGAACATCTAATCTTTCGAATAGTTCTTGGGTATTCATCTTTATAAATTTTATTGTTAGTAACTTATTATTTTAAACCTGCTAATTTAGCAAATCTAGCTAGAGATTCATCTAATTCTACTTTTTCATCTACTTCTTCTTTACCTTCGTTAGTTGATTTAACAACGTGAGTTCTAGTATAGTAAGTAATTGTATTTCCAATTTGATCAAGTAGTTTTTCATCTCCCATACCTTCAGCTCTTTCTTGAGCTTTAGTTAAAAGACCTAATATAGCAGATACATCAGATGATTCACCTGGGATTTCAGATTTAACTTCGATATCAGATTCTTTAGATACATCATCTACGTCAACGTCTTTTTCAACATCAACATCAATGTTTTCTTCATCTTCAACATCAACATTTACATCATCTTCTACAGCTTCATCAAGATCATCACCTCTCATCATTTCATCCATATCATCACCTCTCATCATTTCATCCATATCATCACCTCTCATAGCTTCATCTACGTCATCTTTTTTCATTTCTTCAGAAACGTCATCTTTGAAGTCTTTTTTAAGCTTAGCTAATTTTTCTTCGTTATCCTTAATGTCTTTTTCAAGATCTTTTATATGATCTCTATCATCACGGATAGCACCTTCCATACGCTTTTGCTCTTCTTTATTTCCTTTTTTGGAATCCTCAGCTTCAGCAAGAAATGATGCTTTTATAATTTCTTTTAATTCAGATTTTTTCATTTTAAATTTTTATTTTAGTTGGGTTTATTTATAAATATATCAAAATAATTCCTAATCGCGTATTTTTACGTGATTATTGTTATTTTTTCTTGTATTCTGCTTTTTTGGTGTTTTTAACGAATTGTTTACCTTTTTTATCGCCACGAACTTTTTTAGCAACAGTTGCTTTACGTTCAGCTTTAGTTAAAGATTGAGCTTTTTTCTTAGGCAAACATCTAGTAGTTGCTTTGCCTTTTTTCATAGTACCACAATCACCGGCAATGTTACCTGATGTGTTAATACGAACCCAGTTTTCTTTTTTAAACCAGTCACGTAAGGATTCTTGAATTATTTCATCTAGTCTTTCTCTAGTCATATTATCTAGCGTTCAAATAATTACTAATTCTTCTAATGGCATAATCATCCCCATAATTACCTGCCATCCAGTTATTATGAATATAATAAATTACATCTTCAAATCTATCTTTATTTAGTCTAGGTCCTGATTTTATTAGTGCTTCCATTTCTTCATCAAATCCATCATCTAACTCATCAAACGCTTCGTTTAATTTATCTTGCTTATCATAATAGTCTTGTGGGTGAAATTTCATTTCAACTACTTTACCATCTTCCTTAATGCTTTGACCATCAACTAATATTTCAACTGGGTATGGTTTATTTGGTTTATTATACCAGTAAGCCATTTCATAACCACCATTATCTAATAGTTCAACTATTAAACCTCTTTTATAATCTGTGTCTTCAGCTTGTAATACTACTTTTTTGCCTCTAGGTAGAATTAACTCTGCTTCAGGAACTATATTACTGTCTTCTTCTGCTTCGTTTAATGGTTCTTTATTTTCAACTAAAAGTTCACCTAATACTTCAATCTTACCCATAATCTCTTGAAAAGCTATAGGTTCAATGTTCATACCATCTTTAGTTTTTTCATATAATTCTTCTAAAAATCCTTTATAATCTTCAGTAAATTCATCTTTATTAAAATTACCATCTGTTGCTTTTTTATAATAAGGTGCTTTAACTTTAAAATGATGATAAGTTAACATTGAATTACCACCTTTTTCTTTAGCATTATCAGCTATTGTTTCTGCACCTTCACCTCTACCTTCAGCAAAAGATTCCATTTCTTCTACAGGAATGTCTTCAGTTAATTTATTTTCCGCTAAATATTTTCTTAAATCGAAGTTATTCATTATTTCTTCTTTTTTCTACCACTCATTTGACCCTTACAAACTTTAACTGCTCTACCACTTAAATAAGCAGATGATTTTTCTCCAGCTGCCATTCTACGTTTTCTATATGCTTTACCTTTAGCGCAAAGTTCTTCTTCAATCATATTTTCACCTAACTTAATAGTTTCAACTACTTCTTTAATTCCTGAAACGTCATTAGTATCTATTAAATTTTGGATAATTCTTCTAAAATCACTATTTCCTTTCCAATCTGGATGTTTTACAAAAAGTATATTAAATGCATCTTTTAATACTTGTATATCTTCATCTTCTAAACTATGACCTTCAGCTATTGCTTGATTATAAGTCATTTCTTTTCTACCTTTTAATTTAGCAATTGATTTATCAATACGATTTAATTTTCTACCATATTCATCAGCAATTGGACCACCTTCTGGTTCAGCTTCTTGCTCCATATCTCTCATTAATTGCTCTCTTTCTTTTTCAAGAAAAGCAATTTTACCCATATTAGCTAATTTTCTTAGTGGTGTATCTTTCCCTCCACCTAATTTAGCATTTTGTATTTTTTGTTCTTGATCTTTTTCAAATCTATCCATTTTAGCTTTATCAGCTCTTGTTCTTACAAGTACGGGATCATTAATGTCCATTTCTTTAACTGATTTTAATAGGGAACGTAACCTTTTAAGTTCGTTTTGCACTAACATTTCTGTTTCATTAGTTAAAGGTTCACCATTAGCTTCACCACTATCTAAAATTTCTTCTGCATCCTTAATTTGACGCATGATTCCTTCTTTAGACATATTTTCTTCTAATAAAGCCATGCTTAATTCTGATCTTGGATCCATATCAATAAAATCATCTGATACAGCAAATAATTCAACTACACCATTTTCTAAATCTGTTACTTCAATATCTTCTATATCAAAACTATCGTTAAGCTTTTTAGCTATATTATCCATTTGTCTTACAGCTTCAGCTGAACTTAATCTTCTAATTTGACCTGACATTGTTTCTTTACCTAATGCCATAGATGAACCACCTCCAGTATCGTACTTTATATACCCAGATAAGAAATTAGGATTATTTTTATCTTTCCTAAAACTTGGTTCAGATACTTTTATATAATCTTTTAAATTTTCTTCAACTTGTTTATTAGATACAGTTATTTGTATTGAAGCTGGGTATGATCTATCACCACCAAATTCCATTTCGTAATCATTTACACTGTTGTATTTAAAATCATATTTATCAGTTTGATTATTAGCAAGTTCAATTGCTCTTTTTACATCTTCTATTTCTTCATCCTTCCAATAATCTATACTACCTACTTTTAAATAATAACCCTCTTGACCATCATAAGTTCCAGATCCAAAATATTCTGAAGCACTAATTCCTTTTGATTCTAATGCTGCTAATAATATTTTAGCGTCTTTTTCCTTACTCATTTCACGATTATTAGGAAAATCACTTTTAAACATATCCTCATACTCAGCTTTATTAAATGCTTCGCTTATATATTGGTTTTTGAAATATTTGGTAATATCGAAATTGCTCATGTTGATTTTATTTATAAATATATAAAGATTTATTTACTTTTGATACTTTCTAAATGTTCAATGGTTTTAGCTAAACCTTCTAAAACTTTTTCTACATTAGGTCTACCTACCCACTTTTCAACATCTCCTTGTTCTGTAATAAATGAATTATTTGATATAGATAATTCAGCTTCTATAAATAATTTAAATTCTTCTATAACACCATCTATATCAGCATTATTAATTTTTTTAACATAAGCTTCATATAATCCTGATGTTTTTAAATGATGTTCAAATTCAACAACACAATTAAAACATTTTTTATGTATATTATAATAAGGTTTATCAAGATCACTATGCATTTTAGACCCACAGTTAGGACAAAATAGTGGCATTATATGAGCTTTTTTGGCTGCATCTAATTTTGTTATGTTTTGTTTAATACCGTCTTTAATAGTCCATTTACGACCATCTGCTTCCCATACATCACCTTCTTTATAATGTGTGGTTTTTTTAGCATAACCTACACTTTGGCCAACCTTTTCACCATGTTTACCTTGAATAAGATTACGCATACGTTTTACATCTTTTTCGGTAAATTGTTTATTTAACCCCTGTACTTTACTCATAAAACTATATTTTTTGTAATTCTGTAATTATTGTTTGTATTTCTTCTGATGTAAGCTTACCATCAACTTTCCATGTTTTTACTTGTTCTACTAAATCTTTTATTAATATTTTTTGAAGTGGTTTTTGAGGTGCAAAATCTTTAACATTTTCACTTCTTACTCTTGGTGAACCACCTTTATAACCACCAGCTAATGTATTTAATGTACTCATAATCCTAATTTTTTAAGTTGTGATATTGTATCAGCAGCTGATGTGTGTAATATACCAATTCCTCCTTGCGATCTCCATTGATCTATATTTGATGGTCTATCATCAATTAGTATATGATTAGGTGCTGCATAGTTTTGTTTTTTAGCTGCTTGAGCTAATGTTAATTTAATTCCAGGCATATTATTTCTTACCCATAATCTTTTACCTAATCTTGATGTTGAGGATCTTGATGGTGAGGATAATAATTCTGTATCATAATTTTTAATATAATCCCAGTATTGTTTTCCATCTTCCATCCAAGGCATTCCAACCCAAAATCCAACTCCACCTTTACCATCAATTAATTCCCAAAATTTTTCTTTACCATATGTTTTTTCATATTCTCTTGGAGGTATTCCTTCTGAGTATTTTAAAAAAGACTTATCAAAGTCAGTTAATACTCCATCCATATCTGAGAATATTTTATAACTTATTTTTTCTTTATTCATAGCGTCTTCAACTTCTATTGCTATTTCTCTTGCAAATTGGTTTAATCCAAAAGGATCTTTACCTAATTTATCATTAAAACCATATTTATGTTTATATCCTTCAGTTAATGAATCTGTCCAATTTCTAAAAGTCATTGTACCTTTTAAATTAGCTTCAGCTTCAATATCATTTAAATAATCATCTTCTAATGTATTAGTAGTTTGTATATTACCCAACCTACCTTCTAGATTCTGTATGTGATGTATCATTTCATGCGCGTAACTACGCGTTATATCCTTAGGATGTCTACCTTCCGTATACAACACAATAGTTTGTGTGTTTGGGTCATAATACGCAGTTTTTCCTAAAAATTGGCTAGCATTTTCTACATCACCATTTATAAATTCTAATTTAGGTAATGGTTCAATATTCATACCTTTATCTAACATATGTTGAGTTAAACTTGCTAAATTATTAATTAAATCAATTTTTTTAGAATATGTAGCATTTTCATTTATATTAGTAGTAGTTTTTAATGTTTTAGATAGTTGTAGTGCTTTATAGTATTTTTGGTTTTTGTCTCCTAATTGTACACCTTTTTTATCTTTATCTTTATCCATCTTTTTTAAACGAGATATTTCTTTATTTATTTTAGATAAAGGTATTTTTTTATCTTTAGCTATGCCTAATCTTTTTCTAACTGTACCTTGTTTTAAATTACCTGATTTTTTACCTTTAGCTGCCATTTTTTCATATGTATCCCCTTCTTTAACGGGTTCATATGCTGATCCAAATGGTGCAGATTTACCTTTATGTTTAGACTGTGATTTTGGATCTATATTTTCTTTTTGATTTTTTAAACGTTGGGTTTTTTTCTTAGATGCTTCTTTTTTATCTGTAATATAATCTAAACCAGTTTTTAAACGTTTTTTAACTTTAGGATCCTTTGCTCTACCATATGCTGCTCTTACTCTTTGATGAATTAAATTAATAATTTGAGATTGTCTAGCATGTGATTTAGCTTTAAAAGATGCTTTACCTAATGTATCTACTATATCTTGTCTAGTAGAAAATTTTATACCTACTGTATCTTTTGGATCCTCATCTGTGTATAGTCTACGTTTTGATCCTTCAGGTTTTTTGCCTGTACCTTTTTTAGGGTCATCTTCATTTACTGCTGGTCTTATTATATTCCAAATTTCAGATTTTTCTTCAACTTCATCAGGTAAAAATTTTATAAATTCTTCTTCATCAGCTATAGCTTTTCTAGCATTAGTTCCACTCATATTTGGATCTGGAGTTCCTAATGTTTTTACTACTAAATTTGGGTATTTTTCCTCTAGCTTGGATCTATTTATTATGTCTTGGGTATCATCTTCTCTACCTTCTCTATAACCTAAAATAAAATATATTATATCTTGAGGGTTTTCTTTAGCTAAATCTAACACACTTTTAATTGGTTGTTTAGCAGGTTGAATATCAACTTTATTAGCTAAATATTTTTTATATATTTCCCAAACTTGAATAGCTTCAGCTTGGTCAATACCATCACGTTCTTTACCTCCTACATAAATAAAAAATTCATCTATTTCAGGAAATTCATTAAGAGCTTTTTGCACTATTTCAAAATGACCTCTTGTTGGTGGTTTAAAACCTCCCCCATATGCTGCTAGTACTCTACCCATTTATAAATTGATTTATACGTGATTGTGCTTCTTCTTTAGATACAGTATACCCTATTACATCATTTAAAAATTCATCACTTAGCATATTTTGAATTTGAGCATTTAATTCTGCTTTATCTTTCTTTGATTTTTCTATTTGTTTAGGTGTTTTTGGTTTTGTACCTGTTGGTTTAAATGGATCAAGATATTTTGTTACTATTTTCTCTATATCTTGAATTTTTTGACCTTCTAAAGTATTAGCAACTGCTACAAAATTATCTCCAAAAGCATTAGCATATTCAGGTAAGTTATCAGTTACACCTTTCCATGTACGTAATACAATAGCTGGTGCTAAACTTCTATCTTCACCACCTGATTTTTCAAATCTATCTTGATTTTGTTTTAATGAACGTTCTAAATCAGTATAAACATAAAGCATAAATACTTCATATCCTGCTTCTTGTAATTCATCTTTTAGTTTAAGAGTATTTCTTAATGAAGCAGCTGTACCATCTAATATAAATGATTCTTTACCTTGTATTACATCAGCTATTTCACCTTTAAATTCTTTATTTGCAGCTGCCATAGATTTAGCTTGTTGACTTCTTTCTTCTGGTGTTGCATTTTTTAAATCTAAAGTAACATTAGCTTGTTTTAACATATTAATAAAAATATTATCAATATTTAATACTTTTAAACTACCTAAGTCTAAACCTTTTAATATATATCCTTTACCAGCACCTGGTGCCCCAGCCAATATAATTGCTTTTGGGGTTTCAGTTGCTTCTTTCAATAATGTTACTAATGATATCATAAAGTGAATATTTTGTTATAAATATCACAATTTCCGTTTAGCTGTAGTTCTAAATTCAGTAAATACTGGTTTGTGTCTTGGGTTTTCTAAATCAAATAATTTTTTTACTGTATTAAAAATATCAATGTTTTCGTTTTGTGAACGTTTTGATTCATATAACTCCCATCCTTTACCTTGTATAGCACCATCTTTAGGTCCTCTTTTAGATGATTTTAACCATAATATACCATAACGATCTGCTGTTTTACCATAACATTCTTCATAACATTTACCATAAACTGCTGTTTGTAAATCATATGTTGTTTGTAAGTGGTTAGATGTTTTAAAATCAATAATCCATAACTCACCATCAATTTCACATACCATATCACAAGTACCTGCTACTTTAAGTTCATCTGAAAATATGTGTACTTCAGTTTCAATTAATGTTGGGTTGTATGTTTCCCAAAAATCAACAAAACGTAAAAACATTTGCCATACATCTGGGTTATATACAGGATGGCCATTAACTAAAAAGTTTAATTCTTTTCCATTAAGATAATCTTCACACATTTCATGTACTAATGTACCTTCTTCACCTGCTTTTTTAACTATCCAATCAGCTGAATAACCTACTTTTTTTAACCATTCTTGGAAAAATTTACCTTTTGGATAATAACTTAAAACATAAGTTATAGATGGATAATACTTACCATTTCTTCTATAATACCTAGAATCTGGTAGTGTAATTTGTTTTGCATCCTCACTAATCTCTAAAATCCTGTTATAAGATTTTTTGATATTTCTTTTTTTCATACTAGTTGTAATTTTTTCTCCATTAAATTATATTGTGTTAATGGAAAAGTATTTTGGATTAAATTTGTAAAATAAGTAAATCCCATTTCACTAGGGTCTTTCCCTTCGAGTTCTACTAAGTAGACCTCCTTTCCTTCATCCATAAACTGTTCAGCAAATTTTAAAGCTTGCTTTCTAGCATCAGAATCTAGAGCAATATAGATTTTCTCTACTGTTGATCTTACTATTTTCATTAATAAATTTTGTTGTAAATTTTTACCTAATAAAGGTATAGCATTACGTTTAATTGCTATTGCATCAAAAGGACCTTCACATAAAACTAGTGGTAAATCCCAATTAATAAATAATTCAAAAGGAATTATATCTCTTGAAGTTTCTGGGTTACGATATTTAACATAAGGATTATCCTCAAATGATCTACCTGTAAAATAATTTAAATGTCCTTTTTTATCATATGATGGTATAATAATCATATTTTTATATCTACCTGATGTACAGTATCCTAAATTATATTTAATTATATCATCTTCAGTAATACCTCTATTTAATAGATAAGCTAGTGCTTTTCTACCTTCAATATTAGATGGTGTTATATCTTTAAAATTTTTTAACTCTTCAGGTAATTTTAATTGGATTTTATTTTCATTATTTGACTTACGTTCTTGTTCATTACCTATTAACTTAAATAATTCATCAAATTTTGAAGATGATGCTTTAACTTTTTTAAATAAAGTTGAAATACGAGTACCTTTTTTATTACATACCCAACAATGCCATGGATTATATCCTTTTTTATTTTCTGAAAAATTAATTTCTAATTTTGGCTTATGGTGGTTGCAATAAGGGCAGGTATGAGCTTGATTACCTCTAGCAGTACGTTTACCTGATCCTAGTACAGAATTTACTAGATTTATTAATAGTTCATTTACCATGTTGTATTAATATACAAAACTAATTTCCAACATCAAAGCTATATTATTGAAAGTCTTTAGTATAAAATTTACCTAAAATGTTATCATTCCAAAATTCGTCAGGTTTTTCTAATACCTGATATATCATTTGATATTTTGTTTCATAATAAGTAAGTAATTTTTTATTAGGTGCTGATTCTAGTATTTGTCTTTCCCAGTTTTCTGCTGGTTCTGATTTTACAAGTTCTAACATTTCTTTATTAGATCCCCAATATGTTTTCCAATCTGATTCTTTAATTGCTAGTTTATATGAGGGTCTTCTACCTATTACTCCTTTATATTCTAGTAAATCTTTTTTTGTAAGTTTTACTTTTCTTGTAAAAAATAATATTTTTTTACCTATATATCTTTTACGGGTTGGTAAGTGGGTTATAGAATAAACAAACCCATAAGTATTATCTGGGAAGTCAGATACTGTATCTACTTCCTGATTTTGGTATATCCAATTGTTCATTATACGTCGTAGTTAACTATGATCGTTGTATCCGTAAATTGTGAAATTGGAACTGGGAATGATAATTTTCCTACTGCTACTAATTCAGTGTTTTCATTATATAATCCAACACTAGTAACATATGGGGTGAAGTATGATGCTGTAACAAACGGATAATATTCAACATTTAAACTTCCAGTTCCACCTCCGTTAGTAAGTAACGATGGATTTGTTGAGTATCCAAACTCATTTTCTAAAATTGTACATTTATATTGCTGTTCAAATATTGTAAGTGATGATGAAAATTGAAATCTTATATTATTTAAATCTGCTGTTCCTCCAGCAACTGCACCTGCATATTTAGCTAAACCCGCTAAAGGACTACCATTATTACTTCCAGTAGTAAGTACAGCTATGCCTTGAGAATAAAATATTTGACCTACAATTAAATTTGTATTTGTATCTCCACCTGATGAACTAATTGAACTACTTATTAGATTTCCTTCACCATCATCTTCTATAAGAAACCCAGTAGGGAAAGTTACTGATTTTGTATATTGAAATTTAAAAGTATTAGGTATTATTTTTTCACCAAATAACTTTTGTGGGATAGCAAGTGTAGTAACTATACCTGCAGTACCAGAACCTGTAGGGTAAAATCTAGATTGAGTTAATGAAGATTGTAAATAATTTTCAAATCTTGGTGCTATAATAGGACCATAAAAGTAATCATCTTCTCTAGTTGCCCCAGGAGTTACACTTTGTGTAGTTGCAAAATCACCTGTACTTTGGGTTAAAAAATTAGTGTAATAAAGATGTTTAGCACTATTATAAATATTTCCTTGAGATGATGTATAAACGAATCCAGTTGTTGCATTAAAAGCAGAAGGTTTAGCAGTTAAATCTATATTAGTACCATAATATACATTTAAACCAAATTCAGAGGCAGTAATATTACTACCAGAAATATCAAATCCTTTATCTGCTATAAATGGCGTTATAGTAACGTCCTTTGTTGTAAATTGTTTGAATGCGCTCATTCATTAGAAGTCTAACTTAACTCTTACAAGTAATTCCTTAGTAAAATCTTTTAATAATGGTCTAGATAATTTAGCTACTGCTACTAATTCTTGATTATTATTATAAAGACCTACTGAAGTAATATACACTTGTGGGTCGTTAATAAATGAATCAAATAAAACAGCTCCTGTGGAACCTGAAATAAATGATGGATTAGTTGAGTAATTAAATTCATCACTTCTCGCTCTAACAAACACAAAATCAGATGATAATTGTTCATTTGAGTTTAAAGTCCAACCTGGGGATGTTGCTGCTGCTCCACCTAAATTTAATCTATTAAATAATTTTTCAGGGTTATTTGCTGCAGTATTACCAGCTCTACTTGTAGCTAATGCAATACCACCATCTGCAAATGTTCCATCTAATGCTGGTCCATTTAATAATATAGTTCCAATATCTGGTATGAACCAACCATATGATCCTGAATTTGCCGTCCAACCATTAGCATTTACTCCTGTGTAAACAGCACCAGCTGAACCTGATACTAAATTATATATTCTACCTGCTTCTGAAAATACAGCTGCTCCACCTAATTTACTATCATCTGTAAGATATAACTCATCACTAGCTCCAGATCCTGATAGACATAAAGTCATTACTCCTGGAAGTAATTCCTCTTTATATCCTGATCTTTCTACTGGTAAAGCATAAAAATAAGATGCTGATTGGTTACCAAATACAAATGAATTACCTTCATCTCCAATAATTAATGATCTATATTGACCAAAATTTGTTCTTGTAGGAGAAAATTGTGGTACATTTGGATTATATTTTAAACTTCCACTACCACCTTCATCACAATATGCA